CCAATAATTTATTATTCGAATTTAGAACCGAGTCAATTGAACACTTGAGTATTTTATATTCAATGTTTATTAGCGTAGGTCAAGTCTTTTATTATTTCAATAGACTCAAAGATTATGAATTTCCTATCGCTAAATTTTTTATAACCATCTGTGATCGGCTTTTAGATGGTCACTTTAATAAAAGAAAAATCGATCCAACCTTGTGTATGAGGGACCACCGTGTCAACATATACTTTGCAACTTCGTTTCCTTTCAGACTCGATATGGCACAAGTTAATACTTGTGAACAGGCTATGCCTTATGAAATCCTCTCTGAGAATTTAGACCAGAAATCAATCGCTCATCTGGCTATTTTTTCCGAAGAGATAATTTTGGAAAGCTCGGGACAAGGTTTTGATCTTTGGGGCAATGCTCCAGAAGAAGAAACCCCCATTTATGAAACGAAAATCGACGATGAAGTCGATGAGGAATTTTGTATGCAAGATAAACTCTTCTTACACAAACCTCAATTACAGGATAAGCCAAATGGGCATAAGAAAAAGAGGAAAGTTTATACCTCTTATTCTGAGCACATAGGCACAGGAAAAGTCTTTTTAGAATCTCATCATAATGGGATACAAGTACCCACTTGGCTTAGAGACTTTACTTATGAACAAGTTCCAACTTTGTTGGCATCACTTACGAAATATAAATTTCCTGCTGCTATTAATGAAAAAGTTGCTTTACGCAACAAAGAATTTAAACGCGAATTAAATGATGTGCGTATTAGGTGGAGAACAGCCAATGGTGATATACAACTTCGACAATTTCTTGTCAATATTGATGACACTCAAGCTAAAATGCCATCTATTGCTGCTGTAGAGTTTTATGCTCTACCACATCATAAGTTTATTCAAGACCCTATTATTTATTTGGATCCAATTCCACTTAAATTTTTTAATCCTGAGTGCAAAAAGAATCCTTTGTATTACGCTCATCTTTATGAAACAACTGAAACAGATTGTCAATTTTTTAGACACTTGATTTCATGTGCTAATGTGCGTAATAAACAGTTACATCCACAAAAAATTAAAAGTGTTCTTAAGAGTTTAATTACTCAAAAGAATTTGTCTTTGGAACAAATTAAAGAACATTTTATTGAAAGGATGTATGTTTGGAAAGCCACTCAAAGCCTTGAGGAACGTGACTATGTTCAATTATCATGGTTAGTTCCATGGATACCTAATGAATGGTATTCAATTGGATGTGAAGGTAAATTTCCTGCATCTGCTGAATTAAGACAAAATATACTTGCTTTACGTGATCGTGTGATATCATACGTTCGTTCGTATTATGCGGTTTCAAAAATGTCACATGCAGAGAAAAAGGAACAAAAACGTATTCGTGATGAAGAGTTTAAGAAATTGGCTCGTAGTCCTGAATATCAAATTCGATATACTTACGATGATCATAAAATCATTCGTGATGATATCTGGAATGAGATTGCTAAACGCAATCA